AACGCTCTTCCGATCTGTCATCCGCACCCGCACCCTTAAAAAGTCGCAGAAGTACCTTACAAAAAAAGCAAAAAGCGCCCCGATAAGCAGGACGCCCCTTGCATTTATAAAGGAGAAAAAACAATGAAAGCATTATTTTTTATTTTTCTTCACGATACCATTATATCACACTCAAAAGTGCTATTGGGTGCTAATTTATATTTTAAACAAAAATAACTTTTAATCATTTATTAAATTGATCCTGCCAAAAGCCACCAACGCTTCACCGTGAAGATGTTTGACCCGATTATATGAATAATTCATTTCAAGTGCTATTTCTTCCAATCGCTTATACTCAACATACCTCTTATATAACAACTGTACATATTCAGGCTTTTGCATTGACTGTATTTGTCCGATTATCTTTTTCTTTAAAGCAATAAATCTTTCTATTGCCTCCGCAATTTCCGCCTCATACTCCATAATGCGTTCCACAGTCCTGACTTGCGGAGCTTCACCCGAAGGAGTAGTTTTGACCCGTTCCGCATCATAGCTTACACCCGAAACATCATATTTTTTTAATTCGTCTTTCTCCGCAATTTTCTGCTTAATTAGTATGTCGTATAGTTTTATCTGTTGTAAATATGTTTTTGGTTTCATCACTCATAACTTTCCTCTCTTCCGTCTTTTCTTCACTTCCTGCCTCAAAATATGCCGCGCCCGGTATAAATCATTTACACCAAGCATTGATATGTGACATTTCCGAAGCGGAAGCCGCAGCCGTTTGCTTAACCATCTGTAAACCGCCCGCCGCTCGGCCTTGGTGCTCCAAAGCATATCAAGGTATCTGTGACAGTCATTCTTTAAGTCCTCGTTCATAGTCAACTATATCCAATCCGTCTGTTCTGTAAGCCCCCCGAAGTTTTATAAAAGCCCTGCAAAATAACTCCCCTGTGCAGATGTCATAAAATCCGTTGCAATACGCCAATTTTACAAGCTGCATATCGCCCACCTGCCACGGATCGGAAGCAACGACCAGACACCCGCTCTCGGGATTTTCCACTCCGTATTTTTTGTTAAACCTGACAATGTCTCCTATCTTCATCTTTTCCTGCACCCCGCTCCAAACAGCGCCGCCAAAGCACCAAATGTAAATGTAATAAAATGTGTTAAATATATCATATATCATCCTCCGTACTTAAAAGACCTATTTCCTGTTTTGCAAGCATAGCAAGCGGCCGTCCACCAGACATTTTTGATACGTAAAAAACGCATCCGGCAAAAAATATCTCATTCGGCAAGCCGCTTACAAACTTGTTAAAGTTTCGCTTTAAAATTATTGGTGAGACCCCAAACCCCCATACTTAAATTTTAAAGATTCTATAAGCTCGTCCTGTACTTCCTTTTTCTCCATAAGTGCCCTCATAACTATCTCGTCTGCAGTATCACGGGCTATAATATGATGTATAATGACCGACTGCTGCTGACCCTGTCTATAAAGTCTTGCGTTTGCCTGCTGGTAAAGTTCCAGCGACCAATTAAGCCCAAACCATACAATTATACTTCCACCCTGTTGCAGATTAAGACCATGCCCGGCTGACGCAGGATGTGCAAGCAGCAAAGTAATTTTACCCTCGTTCCAGTCCTTTATATCGTCCTCGCCTTCAAGTTTTCGTGCAAAGCCGAACTTTTCTTTTATGCGCTCGAGATCATGCTTGTACGAATAAAAGCACAGTATCGGTTTACCGCCGGTGTCGTCTATGATCTCGCCAAGGCGGTCAATTTTTTTACTGTTAGTCTTTATGTACGACTTATCGGCGGTGTACATAGCCCCATTGGAAAACTGCAGCAGTTTTCCCGTTAGACTTGCGGCCGTAAAAGCAGCCACCGCGCCCTCTTTAAATTCGATATAACTGTCCCGTTCAAACCTTTCGTAGGCTGCCTTTTCCTTTTCGTCCAGTTCCACATAACATATATTGTCGATCCTTTGCGGCATATCAAGCCAATCCTCTGCTTTCATAGACATACAGATGTCTGATATGCGCTCCATGATCTCGGCTTCCGAATTTTCTTTTGCCCGATAAATACGTATCCCATTTGATGTTATCTGCTTTGAATTGAAGTATTTTTCACGGTAAGCGGTAAGCGAGCGGCCAAGTCTTTCGCCCTTGTCAAGCAAATAGAGTTCACTCCACAGATCCATAAGTCCGTTTGGCGCAGGTGTACCTGTCAGACCGACAATGCGTTCCGCGAGGCCTATGTATTTTCTCAGCGCCTTAAACCGCTGAGCCTTTGCACTTTTAAACGAACTCAGCTCGTCAATAACGACCATATCGAAGCACCATCCGCCGACAAAGCTCAGTTCATTACACAGCCACACTACATTCTCACGGTTGATTATGTATATATCCGCATCTATGGTAAGTGCTCTGCGCCTTTGCTGTGTGCTCCCTAAAATTTTTGATATACGCAGATGCCTTGTGTGGTCCCATTTGCACGCCTCTGTCGCCCATGTTGCTTCGGCCACACGCAGCGGGGCGATAACAAGTACCTTAGATATTTCAAATTCCTCGTACATCAAATGGTTTATAGCCGTAAGTGTTATTACCGTCTTACCGAGGCCCATATCAAGGAACATCCCGCAGCGTGGGGTATCTATTATTTTATCTATCGCTTTCTGCTGATATTTGTGCGCCAAGTACTGCATTTAAAAACTCATCTGCCTTTCCTTTGCTGTCTATTACCCACACTTTGTGCCCGTACCTAAGAAAAGCTTTATGCACGGCAGCCTGAAGCGGTCTCGGCTTCTTTCCCGGTGCTTTAAGTTCAACAAAATAAACCTTGCCATCGGGTATTAAAACTATCCTGTCCGGGAAGCCCGAACCCGATGCAGAAGTAAACTTTATACACAGCCCTTTTCCGCTCTCGATTTTTTTCTTAAAATATTTCTCTATTTGACTTTCTTGCATTTCTTACCTCACTTTTTTAGGTTGCCAGTTGTATCCTGCTTTTTTTCAATAAAAATTTATGATTTTATATTATCTGGCAACCTAATTTCCATATAAATTAAAAACAGCGTTTAGGGATACGCAAATACAGACCACTATTTTCTTACATATACTATTATTATCATTTCCGCCACTATTTTCTTTCCGTTTGTAGTTCCCTAAATGCGCTTTTCGCTTTTTATATATTTTAGGTTGCCTTGGTTGCCAAAACCATTTTAACCTATTCTTATAAATCCTTTTTGCTTACCGTAATTTTTGCCAAACTGCAGGGGATTTTTACTTCTTTCCCATTCGCCCGTCTTCATAATAACGTCTGCAATTTCGCGGCTTTTTCTTCTGTCGAGGCGGCTTTTATCTTCACCGTAAAGCTCGCACCAGATCTCGGCTATGCAGACCTTTTGACGTTCCCGTGTCCCCTCCTGCTTATTTCCCATTTCGGGGTTAAGGTAATTACGTCTTTCAAAGATGTTCATTTTATCCCACTCATCCGGCAGCCGCATATCGAGAAATTCAACTATCTCGCCCGACATAGGATCATCCGCAAGGTGCTTATCCTGCTCGCTGACCGCAAGAGTTTCCAGTTCGTCGGTATCGAGATACAGCTTTTCGCCGCTCTTATAAAACTGCAAGGCCTCCGCCCATATCTGCCCTACTTCGTCGTCATCCATGTCGGCAAATACGTTTTTATCCGATTTATCGGGGCTGATATCCACAGGCCAAAAACGACGGTTTCCCGTGGTATCCTTTAAAAACTCAAACCTGTTTGTTGTCCCGAAGAACACACACTGCCTTTTGCGGGTGCAGGTAAAGCGGTCGTATGCCGCACGGTAGCTGTCCTCGGACTTTGATGTAAAGGCCTTTATGGTCTCCACATCGGCTCTTTTCAGTGCCTGAAGTTCGGGTATTTCTATCAGCCAGAAGCCTTGTATCTGCTCGTAGGCATCTTTGCCCTGTATAGTGGTTATCGTATCCGAAAACCAACCGTGCCCGAGCCTTTTTATTATTTCCGACTTACCGCGACCCTGTGCGCCGACAAGCACAAGCATATTGTCAAACTTCACTCCGGGCTTGTATATCCTTGCTACGGCGGCGGCCAGTATTTTGCGTGTGACCGCACGGGTATATATATTATCCGCAGCCCCCAGATAGTCACAGAAAATTCTTTCCGCTCTCGGTGCTCCGTCCCACACAAGGCTTTCAAGATAATCCCTCACGGGGTGAAATTTATTTTTAAGCGCAACAATATTTATCGCATCGTTTATAACTTCCTTGCCTTTTATGTCGTAGATCTTCTCGAGATAACGCCGCAGAAATGAGCTGTCGGTATCGGACCATTCCCTGTCTGTTTCCTTGTTCCATTTTAAAGGGTTTCTCACCGTCAGCTTGCCCGTAAATTCGTTAAGTCCAAACTTATCCTTAAAAAACTCGTCATTTGTAAGGATAACAACAACATTATCTATAGTGGATGCGTACTGTCTGCCGCGTTCCCCGCCTTTAAGCTGCGACAGCCACGACAGATCTTTCTGCTTTTCTTCGGTATAAGCCTCTTCAAAGTCTGCCGCTGCCTCGGACGTTTTTTCTTCAAACAGCATCACTTTGACTTTATTGTCATTAGCCGCAAACTCCTGCATTTCCTTGAACGACGGCAGACGATTCGTTGGCGTCCCCGCCTTTGCATCATCATCCATGTATCCGAATTTATGTATACGCACCAGGTCAAAAGAGTTACACAGGATCCCCCCTGCCGGGTCGGTGGCGTGGTTACTATACGCAAACTTGTCACCGTAAAGCACAAGACCCGCCGCCGATGTACCGTTTATGTAAGTGTAACGCCCGTTACTGCACTCCGAGTATACATCAGGCAGAAATTCCTCTATTGCGTCCTTGATTCTGTATGCCCGGCAGAACGCACCGATCACACCTTTTTTCTCTGTCGGATCTTCCTGCTTTTTTATGCTGCGCGTTATGATTTTTGCCGTGCGGCTGCTTGCAGGCCATGATGAAACATCACGCCAATCGGCATATTTATTCAGCACCTCATCGGCACAAAGCGGAGCGCCTGCGCCTACATAGTGTTCAAACAATCCATCCTTGCTGCATGATGGCCAGTACATAAGCCTATGCGGCTGATATGTGGTATCGTCAAACATATCTATCCCGACAAGCTCGGCTGTCTTTCTTGCGATAGCTTCATACTCATCAGGATCCACAGTTCTGTCAAGCGGTATCACAAGTCTGTACCTGTGTTTATCGGGTGCATTTTTTCGCGTAGAATAAATGCAGTAAGCTGAACCCATGAACATATCTACCGTTTCTATAAAATCATTTGATGCAAAGTCTGCATCAAGCGTGAGCAGGCATCTGTCAGTCACACAATCCGCTTTGCGCACACCGTTTTTAAGCCTGCCGCCCACAAAGCCGCCCACATCTTTTAGTTTGTCCTGTTCCTGCTTGGGCATATTTAAAAATTGCCCGAAAGTCTCATTTGTCACCGTTGGCGAGGCGAATCTTGCTGTCAGTTCTTCCCACGACATTCTCGCCGACCGCCAGTTCTTTTCGTAACGGTTCAGTGCCGTATAAATTTCATATTCCATATACCTCCTCCTAATCTTTCATATAAAAATCGCACTCATACCCATCGGCTTTTAGATAAAGACCGTCCGCCCATCCTATAGGCACGCCCATTATTTGCGTTACTTCTTCCACGCTGCCAAAGCCCTTTGGCGCATCGATGATCACCTCGTCATGCACGGTAAAATTTATCTCATATCCTGCTTTTTCAAGTCTTATCATGCTTTCGGCTAAACAATCGCGTGCAATAGCCTGAACAATATTCTCGGTCAGTTTGCCGCCGAAACTTTCTATACGCTCCCATTTTTTTGTCTGCTGATTCTGGCCCATGTAAAAAATGCACCTCGAGCCGAATTTTTCATTCACGCCTATCGCTGCGCCGGGATAAGCTATACAACGCCCCGATGGCAGTTTAACAAAAAGTATACGGTGTGTTGTAAAAAAACGTATACCCTTGTCTATTTCTGTGGGTTTCCCCTCGATAGCAGCCATTGCGGCACTTTCAATGTGTTTCCATAATGCGGTGATCTTTTGGTTTGATTTTCTCCACATGGCCACAATGCCGGGCAGCTCGTCCTCGGTCAGCCCCATATCAAGTGCGCCCATTGATGTGAGTGCACCAACGGATCCGCCATAACCCAAAGCGAGTTCGGCAATTTTACCCTTTTGCCGTAAATGACTGTTGATCCCGTGTTTTTCCACGGGCACACCAAACATCTGACTCGCTGAAGCGCAGTAAATATCCCCATTGTCCGAAAATACATCCATGCGCCATTTCTCGCCCGCAAGCCAGGCAATGACCCGCGCCTCTATAGCTGAAAAATCGCTTACTATGAACCGCCGACCCTCAGACGGCACAAAAGCCGTCCTTATAAGCTCGGACAAGGTCTGCGGCACATCATAAAGCATACTGAAAAATTCGTAGTCTCCGTCAAGCAGCATCTGTCTTACCTCTCCTATGTTCTTAAGGTGGTTTTGCGGCAGATTCTGCACCTGCACAATGCGCCCCGCCCAGCGCCCCGTACGGCTTGCACCGTAAAACTGCAAAAGACCTTTTATACGGCCGTCGCTGCATACGCTTTCGGCCATTTTTTCATATTTTGCTGTGCTGGATTTACCAAGCGACTGCCTTATCCGCAACACCCTTTTTATATCCCCGTCGCTGCCCTCGAGCAGTTTTTTAACATCGGCTTTTTTAAGGGTCTTGTATTCTTCGCCCGTTTCTTCCGACAGCCAAGCCTTAAGCTGCGCAACGGAGTTCGGATTTTGCAGTCCTGTCAGTCTTTCGGCCTCGGCCATAAGTTCCGTCTTAGCAAGTGCATTGAATTTCAGCGCATTGTCCACCATGAAAAGGTCTACTCTTACGCCTCTTGCATTTATTTTCTGATCAAGTTCCCAGAGTTCCTGCTCCCGTTCCGGAAGCTCAAAACCGCCGAATTTTCGGTGTAACGCGCGTTCCGTCTCCACATCCTGTTTACAATACTGTTTGAATATCTCCCAGTCTTCGGGACTGTTCTCGGGCAAATTACGCGTGCGCCCACCGTTTGATTTCGTCGGCTTGCAAGGTTTGCAAAAATACTCTATAAGTTTTTTGCCCCTGCTGTCTTTCTGCTCGTCAAGTTTAATTACATGAGCTGCGCCTTTAAGACTTGCGGGCAAACCGAATTCCGCTGCCAGCACCGAAGTACACCGCCACTGCGAAATATCCAATTTTACATTGAAGTATTTTGATATGCAGGTAAATTCAAACTGCGCGTTATGCGCAAGCTTTATGTATTTTTTGGACAAAAGCGCATTCTTGACCGCATAAGGCAGCTGGACTCCGTTTGCAAGATCTAACACTTCGACCGGCTGATCATCAAAAGCAAATGCGAAGAGTATTATTTCAAAATCGGGGGCATCCACATAACGGAATACCCCCAACTCTACAAGGTCAATGCTGCTGTAAGTTTCTATGTCTATATGCAGTATCACCCGAATATATCCTCCTCTTCCTCGTCAAAAAGCCCGTCGAAGTCTGTTTCGGCACTTACACGGCCGCCTAAAGGCTCGCCGTCTTCCAGTTTCATAAGATTATTAAGCCCGCAGGCTATACCCTTATTACCATTTGTGTTAAACGCATAGAACGTCACGCTTGCAAGTCCGTAGCATCCGCTGTAAAGATCCAGTTCGTCTGTTATGGGCTGCTTGTTTTTAAATATAAGCCCCGGCTTTGTTTTACAGTTTGCATTTATAAACCAGCAATTTGCATAGTTCTCATCATCCGGACGGTCTGTGTCCCCGTCTCTCAATGGCGTTTTAAGATTTTGAGGTATCTTTCCCCCGAACTTGCCCGCGCCCGCTTTCGCTGCATTTTTTATTGCGGTATTTATAAGATCCACAGTCTCGGTATCCTTCTTCGATATAATAAGACTTACCGAGTACTTGGGCTCCGAACCCTCTATGCTTTCCGGCTGGAAAACATGTAAATAACTGAATCTCACCTTGTTTGTTATTACCTTTGTGTCGTTGATCATATTTGCCATGTTATATATCCTCCTGAATATCTTTGAAATCTTCTGCCGCTGCCATCGTCGAATTAAGCGCGGGGCGCTTGTCTGAAATATCAGTAAGCGTGGGTTTCCCCTGCGGCTTTATTACGAGCCCCGCATCTTCCAGCAGCGTTTTAAAATCGTCTTTTCCTATGGTTTTTGTCATATCCGTAATGGTTTTAATTCTTTTTACCGATATATCATTCTCGCTATAGCCCGCTTGCACCAACGCCGTAAACACTGCGGCCTCGTCCGCGTACTTTCTGTTGCTTTTCCCCTCAACAACTTTCCACCCGGGGAAGTCGGTGCCCTTGAGTGCTTCGTCAATCGCATAAGCTTCAACGACTTCCACCCATTTCTTAAGAGATCCCGCCTGCCGCAGCACTTCGGCTATCTCCTCGGGGGTCAGTTTTTCGGGTCGCTTGAAATCGAAGCGTGCGAGTTCCGTCTGCATCTGCGTATAGGCACGGCACACCGCCCGAGCCTTGCAGAAATGACTGTCGCAGTATCTTCCCGCGATACAGGGTGCGTCTTCTTTAAGCGCAGATTCGGCACAGGGAGCCGCTGTATTTTCTGCCCACTCCGTAAGATCTTCAACGCTTTCCGTCCACACCGACACATTGTCTATGCGCGGCTGATAGATCGTGTATGTGACCTTTTGCGGCTCGTACAGATATTCGTATTCGGCAAGCGCTCCCACGCCGTAAAGCCGCAGTTGTGAGTTTTCCTCCGCGTCCACCCTTACGCCCTTGCCGTATTTGAAGTCGATAACTTCTATCTCGTCATCTGTAGCTATGACTGCATCGCCCGTGCCGAAACCACCGGGTACGTATTTTGAAAAGTCCAGCCGGACTTCCACCGCAATAGTCGGGCTGTTTTTTGCACGGTATTTTTCCATAACAAAATCCTTGTAGCCTTCGGTATAGTCTTCCATGTCGGCAGGTATTTCTCCAAGTTTTTTTACATCCCTTGTGTACTTTGTTTTGGTTATATTACCGAGTGCAAGATTGAGTTTCAGCTCGCATAAGCTGTGCGCAAGCGTGCCCTCGGAAGCATATTCGCTTGATTTGTCCGGGAACTCGCTTTCAAGTGATACAGAACCGGGGCAGTTTATCCATTTAGCCGAACCGCTTGCGGATAATTTTGCATGTATATCGGGCATTTTTTTCACACCTTTCTTGCGTATGCCATAAAGTCATCATAAATTGCGGGGTCGAGTTCGCTTACCCTTGCCGCTCCAAAGTGTTCAAGCGCCGCTTTTGCCTTGTCTTTGCCGATAGATTTCAGTACCGCAATAATATCATCCTTGCTTGTCCCCGACGCATCAAGTTCTGCCTTTGGTCGCTCCTCCGCATTTTCGGTTGCGGGCTTATTTTTTTCTGGCGCATCTTCGGCTGCTGTTTTGGCTTCCGCGGTTTTTGCTGTCGTGAACATATTCTGCTCTGTCGCTTTATCGACACCCTTGAAGACTCCCGACAAAAATTTTTTTACATCCTCGCTGAAATCAACAGTTACTTTCACTTCTAACATTTGTGTTCTCCTTTCAGAAAAATAATTTGTTTATTACATCTTTTACAATAGCCGCCGGGCTGTCGCACTCAACATTGACCCTTATTTCGCTGTTGGGGTATGATATTACCACAAAGCGGACATCATCCCCCGCCTCATTCAGTTCTTCCTTTACATCCGCTATTCCCGGATCGAGAGCCGTAAGCAGCACATAAAGGTTACTGTTTATAAATTTTATTTTTTCTTCTTTCACTCCGGCTTACCTCCGTTTATGTATTTTTCGTCTGTTCTGCCGAGCAGCCAATCAAGACTTACCTTGTAATACTCCGCAAAATCCAGAGCGAGTTCAAGTTTGATGCCGCAGCTTGTGATTATATGACGCAGGAAGAACCAACCCACGCCCTCGGTCTTGTTTGTATGGCCATTTTCGTCTATAACTTCTCTCACACGCTGTTCAAGTATAGTTTCCGTATCGAATTTCATTGGTTTTATCCTTTCCGAATAAGATTTTCAGTATTTTATTCAATCTTCTGCGCCGTTTTCGTCTGTAGGCTGTTCAGAACACATCTCCGAGACTGGTGCTGTACATATCCCACAGCCGCTTTACGGCGGACATTGATATACCAAGCCTTTTGCACAGCTCCTTTTCGTTTCCCGCTATACTGTACGCCCGCTTAAATACTGATTCGGTAAGTATATTCTTCAGCGGGTGACTCTTGTTTTTAGGCGGGTTTTGGGCTATCTGATTTGCGAGCATACGCATAAAAGCGTCGTCATCGTTTTCAGCAGCCATTTCCTTTATTGGTGCGCCATCGCTCGCAGGCTCTTTAGATTCATCGGTTTTCGGAATCATCGGCATCTGTGTCGTCTTAGGTATAGGTGCTTTATACGTTTCTTTGGTTTCCTGCTTCTGACTGTCCTCAAAAAAAGATGCAATCAAGGTCTTTACCAAACGTTCCTGTATGCCGAGAATTTTGTCCTCTGATGCTCCCTTGAACATACCCGACAGTTCCGCAGCCGCACGCAGATCATCAGACAGCGCCAAAATGTCTTCTTTCTTCATTGACTTTTTCCTCTCTTTCATGTACAATAAAAATGAATGTTTTTCAAAGCCGTTCTTCGGCTTGACCTTAGTGGTTGCCGCCATTAAGGTCTTTTTTTGTTTTTATCGGCTTTGGGCGTATTATCGCCAAACGCACCCGCCTGTCCTGCGCTGTAAACAAACGACAAGGCCAATGCAATAAAGCGTATAATAAACTGCTTGTCCGATATAAGGTATTGTTCATAGAGCCCCGCTACGTAAAACAATACCACGATTGCAAGTACCGCAACCACGCCGAATAAAAATCTTACTGTTTTTTCACTCATAACCACACCTCAATTCATCCTGTCCGACAGCCCCAACAGGTAATCACTTGTACAATTGCAGGCGATCGCACATGCGACAATGTCATTTATCGTAACCATACTTTTTGACATCTTCAGCCGATTAAAATTGTGCTTTGCGCTTTCCTTGCTTGAAATATGAGTGTTGGCGACATAACTTTCGAATATGTCATCCCGCGTCACACCATGCTCGGCAATAACCTTGCCAAGCCGCTTTAAAAATAACTTTTTCATTCTTTTCCTCCTAAAATATTTGCAAAATCCGTCAGCCATTCCTCTGATGTGTAGCCCGCAAGTATATTGTGCATATCACTCATTATGGCATCTGTCGTTGGTATGATAAACAGATCTTCCTGCCTGAGCTGTTCCAATTTCGCCTCAACGAGCTCCGACAAATTGACGGTAACTCCTTTTGTGTAGACAAAGCTGCCGTGCTCTTCCACATGCACTATCGTAAGCACCGAGGCAAGTTTCTGCATTGCCTTGTCCCAATCGTCGTCCGGCTCCTTACCGTAGAAGTATGCCTCCATTTCGTAGTCAACATCGTGTACGGCAATTTCTTCCCCCGGATGCTCTTTTATGTATTCAAGTAATGTCATTTGTACCTCGCTTTCTTATGCTCCGTTAAGCCGGAGCTGCTTTTTCTGTTTCTGTGTTTTTTACATACCCGAAGCCGCTTGCGAATCTATCCATAAGATCCTGCTGTATCGCCGCAAATTCCTCGGGGGTGAAGTCCTCTTTTACTTTTACCTCGTCATTATGTACGAAGAAATTTTTTACCTTTATCTCGCTTTTTCTTGCCATACATAATACTCCTTTTTTAAATCAAACCTACTTCAAGGTTATTCCAAAGCCCCCTGCGGACTAACCTTGTTTTTATCATATATCCACATCAAGTTTTCTTCTTGCCTTTTTCACTCCTTTCAGCAAACCGCATAAACACAAGGCACATGATTCGTTTCCGGATCAAGATCTCCCCATGTATCATAAATTTTGAAGTTTCTTGGATTATACTGCTTTTCTTCTTTTCTGCAGCGTGCAATATAGGTCATCGCTGTTCTGAGCGTTTGTGAATAACCCCATGTATGCCTATTCGACCCGCAGATGATCCTGTCACTTTCATACTCTACAAAATATCTCTTCATGCCAAGCACTCCTTTTCTGTTTAGGTTTCTAAACTTTTTTGACAAAAAAATATTCCGGTATCTCAGCAGAATTTATATCCAGCAATTCTGTTGCCCTGTCTATTTCCGTCTGATTGAACTGTGCTCTACAGTTGAGTTTTAAACTAAGAGAAGTACGGCTTATGCCCAAAGCCCTTGCAAAATCATCTTGAACGATAAATTTTTCCTTTATCTTCCCCAATAGTTTAGAATAATCATACGCCACATTTATCACCTCGCTTTTGTTTAGTTTTCTCAACTAAGTAAATTGTAACATAACCGAAACACCTTGTCAACAATAATTTTTAGTTTTCTTAACACTTTTTTATTTTTTCTGAATTTTGTGTTGCATTTTCTGAACATGTATGTTATATTGATTAAAAGAGAATATTTTATGCGGAGGTGTTTACATTGAAGATATCCGATACCGCACACAGGCTCAAAGAAGGAATGGAGCTTAGAAATTTAAAGCAAGCGGATATAGTAGAAATGACAAAAATAAATAAAGGAGCACTAAGTTCTTATTTATCCGGAAAGTATAGTCCCAAACAGGACAATATTTATAAACTTGCCTTAGCGTTGAATGTAAATGAAGCTTGGCTTATGGGCTATGATGTTCCAATGGAACGCGCTACATCTGTATTACCTAATATGCCCATAGCCATCAAACCCACCAAAAACATCCCCATTGTCGGCACAGTAGCCTGCGGCAATCCGATCTATGCCGAGGAAAACATCCTCGAATACATTGCCGTAAACGCTACCGACAAGGTGGATTTCGCCCTCTACGCCGAGGGCGACAGTATGAACGCCTGCAAGATAGATGACGGTGACACCGTCTTTATCCGCTCACAATCCATAGTCGAAAACGGAGAGATCGCGCTTGTCCTTGTTGACGACAGTGCGACCATAAAACGCTTCTACGACTATGGCGACAAGATCGTGCTCCGCCCCGACAGCACAAACCCCGCTCACAAGGAACAGGTCTACAACAAAAAAGACTACAATTTAAGCGTTCAAGGAAAAGTTATTTTTATAAAGACGTTTGTTAAGTAGGGAGTGGGTATTATGAAAAAAATTGCTATTGCAGCTATTGCCATTTGGGAAATGATATGCCTTTTCCTGATGGCTATTGCTCGCAGCACACACGACTCTGTCGGAATTTTTGTATTTCTCGCTCTGGCACCATTCATAGCTGTTCTTATCCATAAAGCAGCAGACAAGCCCAAGCAGACAAAATACAGAAAGAATAGTATCGAGACTAAACCCGAAATACCACAGCCTGGCAAAAGCATTTCTGTATCCGAATTTACGGCAATTCAGATTGAAACCTACAACAGGCAGTTTAAGGAATCCTACGACCTTATAATGAATTCCAAAAATACGGAAACGGTTTTAAGACGGTTAAGTTTCATCGACAAGGTATATGTAGACCTCAAACGCACATCAGGTGCAAACAAAAGCTGGAGCTACTATCAAAAATTGTACGAAACCATAAACAACGACAGGGAAACTATCATCAATAATGCTATAAAAAGGGGCTACGAAGCGGAATTGTCAAAAGCATCGGATCTCTCTACAAACAGCGGCCGCATCAACCACATGAAGAATTATATCGACAAAGTGATGCAGTTGAAAGATCTTCCCGATAGCTGCAAAGCATATGCGGACACTTTATTTGATAATATTGAACAGGATCTACAGCTATCAAAAGAAGATGGTTGCACATATATAAAAAAACAGCTCTCACAAATGAAAGCCGATGGGATAGAAAAATATGAATTTTTAGCGACCCTCGACACAGAAACCTGTCCCGTATGCGGAGCTCTCGATAAAAAGATATTCAGCGTATCACAGGCAAAAATCGGCGTAAATTGTCCGCCCATGCACGACGGATGCCGCTGTGTTATTATTGAATATTTTGATGACGAATTTTCTTCCGGTTCCACACGTGCAGCAAGAGACCCTAAAACGGGCAAAACAATTTATGTTCCCGATATATCGTATACAGAATGGAAAAAATACACAGATAATAATTAGCAAGGAGGTTTTACTATGGCATTAAAAAAAATTGCAGTATCGACAATGACAACTATATTGCTTGCGACCACTGTTTTTGCGGAAAACATATCTTTAAACATCAACAATCAGCCCGTTCAGACCGATACCGCTCCCCAGATCGTAAACGGAAGAACATTAGTGCCGCTGAGAGTAATTTCCGAAGCCATGGGCGCAAATGTAGAATGGGACGGAGATACCAAGACAGTATCTGTAGAACAATTTGGGATTTCGCTTAGTTTAAACATTGGCAGCACCTCGATGACCAAAAACGGCGAATCTATCACATTGGACACCCCCGCACAAATAATAAACGGCAGGACCATGGTGCCTATAAGAGCAATATCCGAAAGTTTAGGCTGTATGGTAAACTGGGATGCCGATACCAAAAGTGTAAATATCTCAACCGAAATTTCCGACAGAGATTTATCTCTGTATGCGGGGCTTGCGGAAAGAAATGCTCTCAGCTTTACCGACGAACCGGTAATACCACAGTACCCGACGGATCCGTCCTCTTCCTCGGCAAGCAGTTCCAATACCGATATGTGGATCTCGGGTCTGTCAAACTTTTCACTCGTTGAAATTTCCGAAAAAGGTAATCCCGGCGTAAATTACATTGAAAAATCAGCTATCCCTGGGTATGTGAAAGTATATGCTTTTACCGAATTCGGCCTTACAGGCGACCATATTGTATACATCGTTGACGAAATGACCGACGCTTTTATGACGGCTCAGAACGCCGAAGGCACATTTAATGGTATACGCATGAAAAAGCAAAACGGAAACCTGTTTTTTAATGCGGAGGATCTTAATAAATTGGACATCCCCGTCAAATAAAAAGAAACGGCGGCACCCGCAGGCACCACCATCCCTTTTGACATATTCCAGCAAGGAGCTCTGCTCCTTATAATTATTATACCGTACGCAAATCGTATATGCAACTATTATTTTTCGACAATTATCGTCATAAAAAAAGCGGCGGATGCTACCAACACCCACCGCAAAGACTACTATAAACCATAAAAGGATATTATAATAGCCCCTCAACAAGTCTATTATAGCACATATCCTTTTATTTGTATACATAAAAATTTAAAAGGAGCGTGAAAATTATATGAAAATACAAGCCGCAGCATACATCCGTGTATCCACCGACGATCAGACCGAGTATTCCCCCGCCGCCCAATTAAAGGCGATAGAGGACTACGCAAAGCGCAATGATATGATCATCTCACCCGAAAACATATATCGCGATGAGGGTATATCGGGCAGGACAGCGAAAAAACGTCCTGCCTTTATGCAGATGATCGCAACGGCAAAGAAATACAAGGGCAAAACCGAAAAGCCGTTTGAGGCCATTTTAGTACACAAATTTGACCGTTTCTCCCGCAGCCGCGAGGAGAGCATAGTTTATAAGTCCATGCTTCGCAAAGAGTGCGGTATAAAAGTCATATCTATAACCGAGCATATCGAGGACGACAAATTTGCAGTCATCCTGGAGGCCATGCTCGAAGCTATGGCCGAATACTACTCCCTTAATCTTGCCGACGAAGTAAAAAAAGGCATGACCGAAAAGGCAAACCGCGGCGAATTTATGTCCACGGCTCCGCTCGGCTACAAATGGGAAAACGGCAGTCTTGTCATAAACGAGGACGAGGCTGCGTATATACGGTATATTTTCGACAGCTTTATCTCGGGCAAGCCAAAAAGCCGTATAACGCAGACCCTTAACAGCGCAGGCCTGCGCACCCACCGCGGCAATCCCATTGAGCTGCGCACAGTTGACTACATACTCAAAAATGTTATATACAAGGGCTACACACGCTGGTCCCCGGATGAAAAGCAAAACTATCGTCTTATCGACAACGAAAACGCGATAATAAAAAAGGGGACACACAAGCCTATCATCAGCGAAGATACATTTGACAAAGCCCAAGAAATACTGCGCCTGCACGCTGCCGGCAAAGTAAAACGCTCAAAAGAGACCCATAAGCATTGGCTCTCGGGGCTGCTGAAATGTTCTGCCTGCGGTGCAAGTTTAAGCTATGTAAAAGCGACAAACAGCTTTCAGTGCTACAAATACAGCCATTCGGTCTGTACGGTTTCCCACTCCGTCGTTCGGCATAAAGCCGAAGCGGCTGTGTTTGCTTCCCTGTCCGAAACACTCGCGGCATCCGATTTCTCCGGTTATCATCTGACTGTCACCGCCCCCGATGACGAAACTAAGATACTCCGTGACAATATAAAAAAATGCCAATCCCGTATGACCCGTCTGAAAGAAGCCTACCTCGACGGCGTGCTGGATCTTAACGAGTATAAGGCGGGCCGCCTTTACGAACAAACACAAATAGAGCTGCTCACTGCGGAGATCAAAAAACACACCAAAGTATTTGACCCCGAAACATTCCGACAAAACATTCAAACCGTGTATAACACAATTACCTCTCCGGATGTCTCCGAACCGGATAAAAATCTCGCCATGAAACATATCCTGCAAAAGATAATCTACAACAAACACTCCGAAACCTTTGAATTTTACTACATTTTTTAATCCTATAGCCTAAGACAGTTACGACCCCCGTACTGTCTTAGGCTATTATATTGTCAGCAACACTTTTCCATCCTCAAACCCCACCTTTATGCCCAGTACCTCAGCCAGACTGCGCACCTGCACAAAATTATATCCGCGCAGATTGACCGCCTCTACGTTTGTCTGCTTACCGTTTACGACTATCGGCAGTTCTTTGGTTTCGTTATCGAGCAGGCGCATCTTTGTTTCGTTGATACAATCCACCTTAAACCCCGCCGCTTCAAGCCCTCTAAGTTTTATGTATGTGCTGCCGTCTTTAATTATCGCATCGGCCTTTATTTCTTTACCATTTACTGTTATATTTATGGTTTGCACCATTTCATTCACCTCCTCGGTCATTGGCGGGCGCAGCTCCGCCCCAAGAATTTTTTTAAACCCAAGCCACTCATTTTTATTTTTTACCCACGGAAGAGGGCACTCTTTTCCGCACACATCAAAATGCCGCACGACCCTTTCGATCGGAATATTATACTTTGCCATAAGCCACTTTACGATCTTTGCGGTGTTCTGTTTGGTCTTTTCGGTTATAACACACTTCCCGTCCACATAGTCCGAGCACATTTCGACACCTACGCTGTTGCTGTTGCGGCAGCCGCATTTAAGTGTCATACCGGGTGTCTGGCAATGCCAAGCAATGTATTCATCGGGGACGGACTGTGTTGCGCTGTCCTCATCCACAAAATAATGCGCGGAAGCCCCGACAGCCTCCCTCGCAAAATACTTTCCGTTGCCCGTATCGGTATCGCCGTCGTTGCCCGTATAGTGCAGCACTATCCACTTAATATCCGTTAAATTTCTCTTTTTACCATAATTAGCGGGGTTTGCAAGATTTTTATACAAAGGCAGATCCAACTCACTCATCATCATCCACCTCCGGCAATCCTGCAAGACTTGTCAAAAACGATAATACCCCCGCAAGCAAACTTGCCGACACAACAGCCATCCAGTTTACATCACTTAACAGCACCGCCGTGCCTATAGTTGCTATTGCCGTCTGTGCTATCGTCTTTACCGCACGAACACCCGCACATTTAAACCATTTTTCACTCATCTTTACCACTCCTTTCAAGGTCATTTATCCTGTGATTAATAACCTTTATTTTTTCATCCTGCACTTCGTCTTTTTGCTCTAACCTGTATGTACGCTCTATCAGATTGTTGTGCGCCTGAACTTTTTTTTCGAGCTGCTCCAGCCGATAATTTATCATCTTGCTGTTCATCATAACTCCGACCAGAGCGCCGAAAGCGCTGCCTATCATGCCGATAAGCGCCGTAACTATTGCCGTCATGCCTCATCACCGCCCAAATTTTCCTGTAAACGATTTATCTCGGCTCTTATCTCCTCTCTTGCCTTTGCAAGCTCATCAAAATCATAAGGGTCAGGCTTGTTCTGCATCCTTGCCTCATATATCTTGATTATCTTCCAGTCCCCGACAGCACTTTCCTTGCTTGAAAGCTGATTTTTTAAAAAGTTTATCCTTTTGCTTATTCTTTCCTGCTCTCTGTTTCCCTGCATTTTATCATCCTCCTGTAGAATTTATCGGTATGCTGCATTTTCTTTTGGCAGTCATACCTTTTTATCATGTTTTGCCGCCATGCCTTATAAGTTCGGTCAAGTTCTTTTTCCGACATAAAGCGTTTTAATTTTTTCAGCCTCTTCTTTTCCCGCTGTATCGCCGTTCTGCGCAAAGTGACATACACCCTGCCGCTCTTTGTCAGGCTGTACTTTTTCTTCAAAAACGTAAATCCGTGCGACAGCTTGATTATCCGTGTCTTTTTCGGGTGTATGTGTAGTTTATTTTCGGCACTCACGACTTCAAGTTCCGACAGCAGCTGCCGCAAGAATTCTTTGCTGTGATGCAGAATATAAATATCATCCATATACCGTCCGTAAAACTTGCACCCTTTTACATACTTGCAATAAGTATCTATCGGATGTGCATATAAAATTCCTATAGACTGTGCAATCGGATTCCCTATCGCCACCGATTTTCGCAGCAGATTATCTCCGATTTTTATATCAAGCGTATCAATAACAGCTTTCCCTGCGGTTTTGTCATCGACATACAAACAAAATGTATCTATTATCCCGCATATAAAATTTTTCAGCTGCGCATCGCATTCTACATACTTAAACAAAAGCATTTTCGCCTGTTCGTGGTCTATGTTGTCAAAATATTTTTCAAAATCTATCTTTAAGATATATCCGTCCGTGCCGCGCTTTCGGTAAAGCCCTCTCAGATGTTCTTTCAGCCGATTTTCCGCAAAACTTGTGCCTTTTCCTTTTTGCGATGCGCTGTTGTCATAAATGAGATATTTCCGCAAAGACGGCATAATAACATTGTCATTGACCACGCCAAGCACCACCCTGTCCCTTATGTTGTTGGCTCTTATATGTCTGCGTTTTCCTCTTTCGTTTATGTCAAATTCGAGATATGGGCTGAATTCATATCTATCCTCATCCAGTTCCGTCTGTATCCGTGTCAGATTGCGCAGCAAATTCAACTCAAAGTTCTGCACGCTCGCTTTCCATTGAACACCGCTTCTGCACTTGTAAAAAGACCTGTATAAAGCGTTTATATCGCTTATATCCTTTATTGTGTACATTTTGTTTACAGCCCCCATCCGTAGATGGAAACATCAAAATGTCTGTTATTTTACTCTTTCGAGAAGGGGGAGTTCTCCTTTCCATATCGTTCATGCCCTTAGACTTTTGAATTTTTGGAAATCGGGCGAACGCCGTTGGCATTGGAGGCATTGTTGTTGTTGCAGTTGCCGTCCTCGTTGACGTTCGAGAAGCCGTTGGAATTGGCAACTTTCAGAACTCACCCTAAATTCTTTTTCAGTTTGTTGCCGGCTGTTCTCCATGCTCTCAGCAGGGCGATTTGTTTTTCCGTCATTTCGACATAACTTTTGTACTTGTTCATATCATCGCTTGCGCATAAAAGAGAAGCGACATACTGCAATTCCTGCAAAAGGTTTTCGCAGTTGCATATTGCCGCTGTCTGATAACTCCGTCTTTCGTTATACTCACTTTCGTTCGTAACATAAATCGTATTCGCGGCCGTTATATTTCTTATCATGTCGGTCGTTATATTTATCATGGTCTCACGGAAGTGATTTATCAGCCATTCGGGGTATTCCGCTATGAGCGTATGTTTGAAATCGTACTTTTGCGCCAGATTTTCAAACACCGCTTTATCGTCCGGTTCGAAATTGGCTACAGACCTGTAGTCTCTGATTTTCTTCTTTATTCCGAGGTCTCTCAACAACAGCAGCGTAACAGCTTTCCTTAGCTTTGTTGCGTGTATCAGCACTTCAAATTTGCTCTCGCCCCGCCTACTTTTTGGAACAGACATTTTGCTTTTTCCTTTCGTAATATTTATTGTGCCCCATAAAGGGGCACAGATTTACCGATCACCCGATATAAAGAAGCGGGCGAACGCCGTAGGCATTGGAGGCAATGTAGTAGTTGCAGATGCCGCCCACGCCGACGCGCGAGAAGCCGCCGGAAAAGGCAACATCTTGCAGCCAGTACCATTGTCTGTTGCTTTGGGCTTTCTTATATCCTCTGCCGCATTGTATTAAATCGGGGCGAAGCCTGAAAATCGGGAGCTGTTTCCGCATTCCGTAAGCATTACAGCCGTCATAACTGTGGTTGAAGATGTTGTGTCCAAAAACCTCCATCTCCGTTAAAAGCTGCATTTTAAACTTATTGTCTCCGTCCGCCCACTCGTCCTCGCTGTACCATGTATAATCGCTTTCATAGTATCTTGCGTTATCTCCGTTGGTCTCTCTGTCAAAATCCGTGCTGCTGCATAACAGGTTATACGGAGCAAATATCCTGTCCATGCCAAATACCTGCTCAAAAGCCGCAAGATATATCGGCAGGGTCGTCTGTGCCATCTCGCTGCTGTAATATCCGTTTTCTGCCGTATTTGTCGCATTCATTCTTGCTGTTGTTTTCAGACAATCCTTCGCCGCAAGTGCCAGATGATTGCGCCTGTCTCCGTTGTACTCGTCATCGTCCGCATCCCAGATGACCATATCTCCGCCGAAACTGTTGATGCCCGCAACTATCAGCTCCACATTCTCCGTGCCGCCAAGACTTGTAGTTATTTCCGCGGTTATCGTATCTCCCACATAAATATCATCAAAGTTGCCGCTTTGTACCATTGCCAGTATCTGCGCAATAGTATACTTGCCGCCGAAATCCGCATTTAATTCGACCCCGTTGCGGCAAATACTGTTGTGGTCAAACCGAGACACCGCCTTGCTGTCCGCAATCGCCGAAAGCCCCGCAGCTATCGCCCGACCCGTGCTGTCCAAAATTATAGGTTCTGTTATCATTGACATCATTTACCCCTCCTCATTTGTATATGTCTGGCATAATTGCCCGTTTACTACAGTCAGACCCGTTTCCTCAAACGCAGCCGAAGCGGCCGCAAGTCCTGCTATAAGTTCCACCATATTATACACATTTCCGTTTTCGCCTACGACCCTTCCGCTCTCGTTATCATACTGCGTTACATCGGCGCTGACACCGTCTAAAGGTTTTGCGCCCGAAGCTTTTGCCATAATTTCGGCAACATTGTATACATTGCCGTCCTCACCGACTTTTCTCCCGCTTTTCATCGGATATTGAGTCACATTCATTTCACATTCCTCCCGAAAAATTTTTTGTTCCCGACTGCCCTAAAAATTTTTACAGCGGCGTTGCAACAAGTCTGTATTCGATCTCTATATCGCCGCCCACAGCCGAGTGAACAGAGAAGCCGACAATGTTTTCACTCGGACTTACATGCGGAGTAATCGGTACATAGTCTTCCGCTACCGAAACACTGTAAGTTACATTTGTGATATCTACACTGTACGAATACTTGGCTGTATCAAAATCAAAGTCTGATATTTCCACGTATTCGGCTTTATCCCCTGCGGATATCGTTGCCGACGAAGCGTAATGCCTGTTTATGATATTGATATTGCCCTCACAGCAAAGCGCAAGGCACGGCGAAGAGGGATACAACGCATAATACAGCGTACCCGCCTTGTTGCCCGATATCATTATCCTTGCCTTGTCGCTGTAGCTTCGCACAATACTCTTTTCATCGGTCAGAGCTGATGCCTTGCCCACAAATTCACAGCCTTTTATCACATATTCAGCAATATGTCCCTGCGCCGTGTCCTCGTCCTCGTACACATCAAAGCACTCGCTCGTCCACGCCCCCGCACTCGGCGTAGCGAATTCGCAATCTTCCACACACACCTTGTCACAGCTGTCATACACCTTGATAAATGTACTTGATGCCGCCCCGTCGGTATAAAATGTGATGTTTTTAAACACATAAGCGCCGCCCTTCAGTTCGACAATTTCTCCCGCCGTTCTTATTATCGCATCGCCTATACCCTCAATAACAACATTTTTCCCACTTACCGAAACGCTTCCGCTGTCCTTGCTCTGATATGCGCCCGGCGCAAGAAAAATTTTTCCGCCGCCCGTCGGAAGCGCATTTATCGCCGTCACAATATCCGCAATATCGTCCTCGCCGTCGCAAATATAGTCCGCCGCCATCTTCCATGCCGAAGAACTTCCGAAAGCCGCCACAAGCAGTTCGTTCTTTTTCGCCTTTGCATCCTGCTCGTCTACATACGTCCTCAAAGCCGCCACATCGCCGCTGTCTACCTCGACCGTTATATTTATCGCCCCCGAAAACACCAGATCCACATCCAGTACCTGACAATAACCGGGGCTCTCTGCCGCCGACGGTATATAATTTCCGTCTGCCGCATCGGACACCTGCACTATCTCAAACAAAACCTCGTCCTCGCTGTCGCCGAGAGTTGCAAACACGCCGACCTGCCTTATCGTAAAGCCCGTTTCGATATCCGTGTTTTCAAGCGTGCCCTCCACTCTGTAAATATTTCCCGACAGCTGCTGTGAAGCCGTTATCGGTATGTCACAAACCTCACTTGTAAGACTTGTCTGTGATATAAGTTCGTCCGGATCGCATACTCCCGAAGCGCATGCCATTCTTACAATGTTTATTGGTCTTGTATCCGTCACATTTGCCAAAAGATTAAGACCCAAAGTCGTTATTGTTCTTATCCACCTGCTCATTTTCCTGCTCCTTCCTTATCGTTATGCCTCATATCCTATCAAATCAAGTATATCTTCTTTGCTTCCTTCCTCCCACCCTCCTGCACTCTTTTTCAGTACCTTTGCATTTTTGTAAGCCACATTCTTGACCAACACACCCGATCTTGCATTTATCGGCACATACCCCACAGGCCACGGGTACCCGTCATTCTGCCCGTCCAGTTTCCACACGCCGAAGTTTTTGGGATAGCCGTTCTTGTCCTTTTCAAACTCCTCAAACTCGACTGCATCATACCCGACTATACGCGGATACCCGTCATTCTGCCCGTCAACGACCCAAATCGGTGCATAGCTGATATCCAAGATACACTCCGTTTCGTACATACCTATATCGCTCGTATTCACCATATAAAAATAACCGAACGGCATTGCAAACCCTGTATTGTAATACCTTGTTCTGTACGTATAAACTGAGTTGCCCGCGGCAGCTGCGCCAATACCAAAGACCCTCAGGACAAGCACACTGCCTGCGCCGACTGATACCTGTGCATCAAAGCTTTGGAAAAATTTTGTCTGCTGCGGAGTATCGGCATCCAGTACTCTGCTTGTCGTATGCACGACCGCGCCATCCACAGATACTTCCAACCCAATCGTGCGCTCATATGCCCCAAATTTCCACAGTGGTATCTTTACACCATTTATCACGGCATCAGTCGTAAAGTTTATCGTAGTCCATGATTGCCCAAGACTATCTCTGGTTCGTTCGCCATCAGGGGAAACATGATATTCTTCTGTTATCATATTATCACCGCCTTAAATCGCAAAGCCATGCTCGTGCAGCCACTGCCCGTCCTGCAAATCGGTCGTCGGCGCACCCGTTACGGCTCCCGGAGGTGTAAATCCGCCCTCTGCCGCAAGTGTACTGTCGTAGTAAACATTATAGTATGTCGAGTTTGACACCCAATTTTGCGCCGTTGTACCGGGCTTGTAAATCAATATACAGTTTGATATAAACTCATCCCAACCGCCTGTTAGCAAACGACCTGCCACAGCAATTCCCTTATACTCGCAATTAACAACCGTTGTGTTTACAGATGCAAACGCGACTAATGCACACTGGTTGGCCGCACCTATCGAAGTCATGTCGGCATTTACCATGCAATTCGCGATCAGCGACCTTGTACCGCTGCTGTTTCTTCCAAGCCCGCAAGCTGAGCCGCCTTTCAAAATTCCCGAAACACTGCACATTCTTGTTATACTGCCGCTTGCGTAAAAATATAAACCGCAGCAAGCCAAATCATTATTCGTGCTTAAATTTTCCAAATATCCAGAAACGTGCACATTTTCAAGTGTGCCGTAAAGATTTATTACACAGCCTGCAACAATCCTCGTGCTTGTCACAAACATATTCGGTAAATACAAATTTTTGACCGAGCCGTATATCGTTCCGAAAAAACCCCAATCAGCCGTTCCCGAATAGTAAATATTATCGACCTTATGCCCCTGCCCGTCAAAATTTATGTACCATGTCCCCGTACAGCCCGCCCAGTTGTATGGGCTGTCATACTCATTCATATCCGCAAAGTCAAGGTCTGCCGTTAGGACCACATCAAGATATTCGCCCGATGTGCCTCTTCCGTATTCTCCGCCCGAAAATGCGACCAATTTTTCTATCGTATCTATCTCTATTACCGCCATTTACTCACCCACCTATCATCAATATCCGCACACGGTGACTGTCCTCGTGTGCCGCTTAGCCGTCTTTACCGTGCCGCATCATTCTTCAATATAAACACCCACAGTATGATACGGCACATTGCCTTCATCCGCTATTGCCTCATCGTAAGTATCATAAACTCTTATTTGTACCGCAGGAAGGATGATATTGCACCTTATATTCTCCGTTATCCTCTGTCTGAATACCGCGCCCGAATAAGCCCCGATATCAAATAAAAGCGCCGTATCGTCTGCGGCGGGTGCTACGTTTTCCCGCGCCCTCTCCATAAGCAGACAGCCCGCATATACATCAACGGTCTGTCTGTTCACTTCCTTTATTTTCCCAAGGCTGTCACGCAGACTTTTATAATATTTTACTATTTTCCCGACATGAAGCATATTAACGGCAGTACTGCTTTCGCTCGTATCCAGTATCACATCAAAAGTATACGGCTCACCGCTGCCGCCCTCTTCAAACCATGGAATAATACTGCTGTTCGGGTAGGCGCTTTTCAATGCTGTTTCCACGGCATATCTCGTTCCCAGTTTCTTGTGTACGGCAATACTCGTCTTTATCACGCTGCGCTTTTGTTCAATGCTGTAGGAATAATCATACCAGTCTATATGAAGATCGTAAGCAAGCACATCGAGCAAAGCCTCGTCAAGCTCATCTATCCTTGACCATATAAGGGTATAATTTATATCCCTTGCCCTGTCATTAAGCACCATGACAGCAAGTTCGGCAAGCTCTTTCATGTTTTCATAATTCAAAAGGCTGTTAGGCAGCGTATTTATATCTGTTTCCGTGATCCTATTCACTTTCCGCGCCCCCAAACGTAATATTCACATCGTCCGCAATAGCCGCAGCCCCTTCGCCGACAACGGTATATACGGGCTTTGTCACAACGACCCTCTTTATATCTGCCGCCGCCATTATCATGCTTATCAGCCTGCTTGGATTTATATCCCTGCCCATTTTCGCATACTGCCATGCAATATACTCGTTTACGGCGGCGTTTACCGCAGCGGCGGTCTCGCTTGTACTCTGCGAAGAATTCTCGGGTGTATAATATGTCAGTTCTACATCGTAGCTTACGGCACTTGCCGCCTGTACACTTACAAGGTCGGTAAGCGGTCTGACATCATCTGCATTGACAGCGCTCTCCACAATGTCAAGCACATCTTCATCGGGCAGTTCTCCGTTTTTTAAAAGCACTTTTATATTTACCCTGCCCGCACTTGGCGAAGTGACCGACACGTCCGCTATCCTCGCATCACAGCTTTCCGCATAATACTTGTATCCGCCTATCGCTCCCGCTGTGGAATACCCCTCAAGGCTTTCCCTCATGCGCTTGTAGTAGCTTTCGTCGCTTTCGACATCTACACCGCCGCTTGTGACCGACACATTGCTGACGGCTGCAAAATACGCAAACGGATCTACAATAACATTTATATCTCCCACCGCAATGCCATTGTATTTCGCCCCCGTCTTCTCTGCTCTTGCCGTCACATCGACCTGCGTTTCTCCCGCTTCTATAACGGCATCCTCAACACTTGCAAATACCTTATCGCCGTTCTTGGCTCTCGTTCCCGCTTCTATCACTATGTTTTCACTCTGTGCCGCGGATATGGTAAAGCGCAGCACGGTTTCCGCCGCCGTTCCCTCAAGCCTTTTCACATTGAAAAACAGCTCTCCCAGACTGTCAAGAAACTCTCCGTCCGCATATCTCGGCACATTCTGCCGTGCGCTTTCATTGATATTTATATTTATCATACTTACCGCCGCTGCCATCCATTTTATAAAAAGAAGGACGGGGTCTGCACTTTCAAGCTCCCGTCCTGTGATCTCCGTATATTTTTCAACAAGTTCTTCAAGTATCACCCCGCTGTCCGTCTCACAAAATAAAACTTCGGGATACTCCGTATTTCTCGATGCGCTCATTTTCTCACGCTCCTATCCTTACCTTGACTTTCGGATACAGCCTGCCGTCCGACACCTCTTTTGCATCAAACTCTATCCCCGTCACTTCCGCGCGCGGTTCATAGTCCTGTATCGCCTCTATTATCTCTATCTGTAACTTTGCCATCGCCCGTGCGGGCGGAAGATCGAGTATGTCCCTCGAAAGCCCGAACTTTCTGTCAAGTGGCACACTTCCTTTGTACGTCGTCAGAAGAGTGCGTATGTTCTGCACTATCTCCGCCGCCTCACTCTCGGGCGTAAGGTTCGCATTTACAACTTCCTTTGTTGTATCAATAACAATTTCCGCCATAGTCAATACCCTCTCGCATATTCTTTCATCGTCACATTTGAGACATGGGGACTGTCCCCTGTCCTGAGCCTGCGAGGGACTGTGGGACTGTCCCCGTGTCTTCGCTTCGCCGTCTGCCCCCCGCGCCTCATGTCATAATCAATACCCTCTCGCATATTCTTTCATCGTCACATTCAGCGTAACGCTGTGATAAATCCCCTGTCCGTCTATCTCCGCAAACTCCATATCAATATTGCGTATAGTCCACCTGTACCGCCCGAAGCCTTTGCCGTCCAGTACAAATGTGACCGCCTCGCCGTCACGCTGTATATTTATCAGCTTGTTCATTTCCGTCCGCGGATCCACGCCGTAGTAATCTTTAAGCACTATCTTAAAACTTATCTCGTCAAGTGCTTCGCCCAAAAACTGACTTATCGGCTTTTTCAGCATTACATCCGTATCCGCATACCTTACACTGTTTTTACGCCTGAACTCGTCCAATGTCAGTATGCTTTCCTCCGACACCTCAAATATAACAACATCCGCCATTTCGCTGCTGCCTATCGCACCAAGCATATCCTCACCTCGTCATATCTTTCCCAGTATCACGCCCCTCGCTTCAAACGGCAGATAAAGGCAAACTACCCTTTCCCCCACTCTCGGCAATTCGGGTGCTCCCTCACTCACATAAGGTATAAGCACAGGCAGAAAGTCCGACACCATATTCTGTCTGTCCTTGAATAAGACCCTCGCCCGTCCCGCTATCTCATCCACCGACGATATTTCGCCTATCCTCACTATCTCCGCAAGCGCCCTTTTCTCAATATCCATTCAAACACATCCTTAAACTCAGCCTTGTAGTAAACGTTTCTCCTATTCTGTGTTCCGCTTCGGTAATATGGTATTTTCCGTCCCAGTTCCCGAAACCACGAAGCATTATATTCGTACCCGCATAATAATAAAAATTACCTATTACCTCAACTTCCGCCGTCTGCTGCCCTTTGTTCTGCTCCCGCAGCTTATGCCGTGCCTTTCGCTTAAAATTCATATCATCGTTTTCGCTGTTGTAGCTTTCCCTTAGCCTCAGCACTCTGTTCACACCCAATCCTTCGGGCGCTTCAAAGCTTCCGCTGTAGGTATTGTCCGTCTTGCTGTCGGTAAAGGTTATCTCACAGCTTGAATATAAATTCTTCGCGCTCTTCTTAAAACTCGGCTCTCTCAGCAAAAGAGAACTTCCCTTTACGATCTCACTCACCGCATCCGCGGCATCATACTGTTCCTCGTCAAAAAGCACCAGTTTCCCGTCCGTTATTTTAAGCGCAAGACCCGCATCCTTCGCCCTTGCGCTCAAAAATTCCAGATCTGATTGATTGCTCTGCTCCTGCTTGTCAAACAAAGGATCGTAGCCGCTGTCATATAACGCACCCAATCCCGCCGTTGCCGCAATATCGCCAAGAATACCGCTTAAATGTATATTTTCCCATGTTCTGTATTTCTTTTCCGCCCTGACCGACTTGCTTATCGGTACGGCTACACCCGTTATCTTGAAATAGTTTTCGTCCTGCGAAAACTCGTCTATCTCAAAACTGCCTATTCTCTTATAGTCGTTCTTTCCCTCAACGGGAAAATTCAGCATATCCGCACCCGCCGTTATCCTGTCGCCTATATTCGGCCACATATCAAATAAATTGCGGTTTCTTACTATGCTTATACTTACATCATCCGTTATATCCTCGGTATCGGTGTATGTAAGCCCGCTTATCAGATGACTTATATTTGTATCGTTAAAATAAACATACGGTATCACCCGCCTTGCTTTCACAACATCACCCGCCTATCGTCTCCATATCGGCACATCGTCCGTCATGGCCGCCGTTTCCGCCGTTTCAAGTTTCGGTACATCAAGTTCTATGCCCGCTGGAAAAACATATATATCTCTGTACATCGGGTTTGCGCTCACAAGCTCACAGACCTTTGTTTCGTCCCCGTAACACTTGTAAGCAATGTTATCCCACATATCTCCCTGCACCGTCACATATTTCTCACTCATTGCTCAACCGCTGCCTCCTGTCCTCTCTTTGTGCCAATTCCGCAAGCACCGCCCTCAACAATTCGTCCTTTGCCTCGGACATCAATGTCCTTACCTGCTGCACGGTACCCGTATCGGCATTTCCGTTTATCGTTATATTAGGCATATTTACGGTTATGTTGGTATCGCCCTGTGCTCCGTTTTCTTTCAGGCCTCTTATCATCTCGCTGCGCCTTGCCCAGATATCCGCACTGCGCTGCTCACCCTCGCTGAAGCGTTCCCACACTTCCCGCGCCTGTTCTGCCATTCTGCCTGTTTCAAGCGCATCGTATACCCTGTATCCTCTTGCATTGGTTATCAGTTCCGCACCGTTCTCGCCCGCAATAAAAGTATCGGGCGTATAAGTTGTACCGCCCGCAAACCCTTTTATGCTCATCTGCGCACCCATTACCTTCGCAAAATGGCTGTCGCTTGTTTTGATATTTCCCACAAGTGAAGCATTTACCATTATCTGTATATTGTTCAGCTTTTGGTTTATCGTACTCTTTATTCGCTCCCCGAGTGCCGCCGCCTTTGCTATAACAACACCCGAATTTGCATCTATGCCCGCGCCCATTCTGTCACAGGTCTCTTTGCCTATGGCCTCGCCCGCATCGGTTATTGCATACTTATTGAGCATAAGACCCGTTTTTATACTATCGGGCCAACTCTCGGCATACTGCTGTATCATAGCCGCTATCTGCGGGTCATTTTCCGACATCGTCATTGCCAGATACGTATACATGGCATCCCCGTTTCCCGCCGCCATGCCCTGTAAAGCACTCTGCTTTATCTTTTCGGCAAGTTCGGCAGGCACTTGGTACCCGTTTTCAAGATACTGCGACGCATCGTCTATAAGGCTCTGCATCTGCTCCGCGCTCCATACCTCTTTCAGCGCATCTCTCGTTATCGGGTCTATGCTCTTTGATACCGCCTTTGCAAATTCGTCAAACTTTGTCAAAAACGGCGTTTCGGCATCGCTGAAGTCCACATTCTTCAAAAGTTCTTTGTAGGCTTGGTCTATCTGCGGCTGCATACCCGCTATCTCCTCGCCGTAAGCCTTTTGTATCATATCTATGCCAAAGCCCGAAATATCGCCCGCAAAGCCCGTTCTGCTGTCCATATAGGCTTTTTGTATCTCTTTTATCTTCTCGTCGTAATCTTCGTATGATATACTGCCCTTTTTCAGCATCTGATCATACATCGCCATAAGCTGCCATGTGCTGTTTTCGGCATTTTTTACATACTCCTCGTTTATCGCATTTGCCTCTTCCATCATCATGGCATAACTTTGTGCATCAAGGGTCTGCCCGCCGTACTTCATCTGCAGCATTTCAAGCTTTGCATTTCTTTGGCTCTCGAATATGCCGCTTGTCAGCTTCGCCATATTTTCCTGTATCTGGGCTATGTCAAGTGCTTCATCGGGATCTAAAACGCCGTCGGCAAACGCATCATTTACAGCTTTGGAAAGCTGTTTGCCAAGTTCGGCGCATTGACCTTCAAGCGCATTATAATACGCCGCCACATCCGCGGTAACATCGCTGTCCGCACCCAGAAGCTCCACAGCCGAAAGGTGCAGTCCGTATTCCTGCTGTTCCAATGCTTCGGCGGCCGCCTGTATCTCCGCTTGTATGCTGTCTTTGTATTTCTGTATCTCCGTCTCGCTCAATTCAAGACCGAGCCTTACCTTGTAATCCAGTTTTTCAAGCTGGGTTACGGCATCCTTGTATTCGCCGTAAGCATCTGCGGCATTTCCGAAAGCCTCCGCCGCCGTTTCAAAATTCTTGTAGCTTGAATTTTTAAACAGCCCGCCTGCAAGGCCTTTTGCCTCCGCAAGTGTTAAGCTTATATCTCCGAAGTGCTCCGCAAGATTTGCCTTTACAGCCTCGTCATGCGCCTTTTTGATATTGTACGCAATCGCACCTATAGCCGCCGCTGCACCCAACAGCCCGACAGCAACGGGATTTGCCGCAAGCACCGTTACCACAGAAGCAACGCCCTGCGCCGCTCCCACAATTTTGGGCAGTATCGCCATCGCCCCGAAAGCAGAGACCACAGCCCCCGCATTCTTGCCCGTAAAACTCGTCAGACCTTTTACAATACCGATAAGGCCGCTGCCGTTTTTCCATGCGTTTTTAAGGCCGCCGCCCGCTTTGTGCATAAACTGCACAGCCTTTTCCGTGGCCTGCGGCAGTTTCTCCGCAAGTGCCTGTATTATCGGTGTCAGATAGGGCTCTATCTGTGCCACCGTATTTATCTTAAAATCGTCCCACGCCGACCCCAGTATCTTGAAACTCGCCCCAAGCGTACTGTTCATCTTGTCGGCCATTCTGTCAAGTGAACCTGTGGAATGTTCAAGCTCCGCCTGCAAAGCCGCAAGCTCCGACACTCCGTCAGCCGTCATTGTATTAAGGCCGCCCATCAGCTTGTCAAGTGTATCTATCTGGGTCTTACCGCCTATCATTGCAAAATAGTTATCCCTTGTTTTAGGATCCAAGTTTTTTGTTGCCTCATTAAGTTTTTGTAATGTTTCCGTTATACCTATAAATTTTCCTTCGCTGTCATAAGCCGAAATGCCAAGGGCTTCCATAGCTTTATAGCTTTCACCGGATTGTTTTGTAAGATTTATTAATACACTTTGCAGTTTATTTCCCGCTTCACTTCCTTTAAGGCCTCGGTTTGCAAGCACACCCAAAAGCGCGCCGCTCTCTTCAAGGCTTGTATTAAGCCTTTGAAAAGTACCTCCTGCTTCGATATACGCTTCCAGCATCTGTGTGGCGGTCTGGTTACTTTTATTATTCGCCTGCGCCGAAATATCAAGGTACTTGTTAAGGTCTTTTACCTCAAGCCCGAGCGCAGACATACTATCCGTTACAAGGTCACTTGTAGTCGCAAGGTCTGCACCGGTCGCTTCACTCAGTCTCAGCACGGGCATAAGTCCCGATATGCTTTCCTTTACATCCCAACCCGCAAGCGACATATAACCAAGTGCCGCCGCACTCTCCTGTGCGGTCTTTGTAGTAGCCTTTCCCGCATCGAGCGCAGCCTTTTCAAGCGCCTTGTACTCCTCTCCGCCTACCTCAACACCCGCTATGGCGGCGGTATTTGTTATTTCCTGCTGATAGTCCTTGTATGTGTCCACAAAATCTTTTATGCCCGCAGTAGATATAACTATCCCCGCAAGCCCCATTATCGAGCTTTTTATCGCACTTGTCGCGCCCTGCGCGATACTCTGCGCCTGCATAAACGCATTTTTGTAGCTGCCGTTCAGCTGTCCGTTTAATTTAAAAGCTATGTCATAGACCCTGCTGCTCACACTCTCACCCCGTTCCCGCTAAAAAAGCACCCGTTTAAGGGTGCTAAAAAATTTTACACATATATTCATTCTTTTTCAAGTATTTCTTTGCCATACTTTTCATTGAAAAGCATTTTTAAGAATTCTGTGCGGCTCAGTCCCGTTTCGGCTCTCACCGCTTCTATTTTTTCAAATTCCGCCTTTCTTATTTTCGCTGTCCACGCGGAATAGGTCTTTTTGTTGTACCTTTCTTTTACTGCCGTTGATGTGTAACTCATTTCTTCACCCGCCTCTCTTTCAATGTCACTATTCCCGCAACCACAAGCGAAATAAGGCATATAACCGCAAGTGCAAGCGTTACATCAAGGTTTTTGAAGATAAGTTTCAGCAAAAGCAATCCGCCCGTTACATCACTTAAAAATAATGCTTTACTTTTTATATTCATAGTGTTATAATGAGATTGAGGAAGTAAGGGCTTTCGCCCCTACCCCCTAACTCTTGAAACTTTTTATGATTGCGATCAGGGCTGCTATGAACTCCGTTATTCTCATTACCGCTTTGATCGCTTTCTTAATTTCTTCAAGAGTTTTTTTCTTGATTTTTATTGTGATTTTCAATCTCATTTCCTCCTTTCTGTATATATTATAGCATACTGTTACCAGTATGTCAACCCCTTTTTTAATTTTTTTGCTAATTTTTTCCAAATATAAAACAGTCAAAAATTTGCACTAAAAGCAAAAAGCACCTACCGAAGTAAGTGCTTTTTGTCAAGAGAAACCATGCAAATTTTATACTGTTTTCGTTTACTTTGTTCTTGCTTTTTTTATTGCCGCAAGCCGCTTTTCCATAATGCCGTTATACATTTCAAGTTTTTCCGACAACTCTCCAAGCGGCAAAGCTTCATAGTATTCAAGGCTCGAATGTGTCTCCATGCAAAGCAGCATACATATCTCGCCTATCGGCTTTATTCCGTCGTCTGTGTCTCCTCGTCCGTATCCCACTCCCCATTCAGCAAAAAATTACGCATATGCGTAGTTAATGCTATAAAATCGGGTGCTTTGAACGTGAATATAAGGTCGGGTTTGACCTTTGCGGCGATCGCAGCCACACAGCCAAGGTATCTGTCGTCAAAAACCTTTACCACGCCAAGCATTTCCTTCTTGCCGCACATAGCCTGTGCCTCACGCTCCGCACGGCGAAGATCCTTGTACGAAAGATCTTCAACATTAAGCTCCAGTACACTTACCTCTTCGCCCTCAAACGTGACAGGCTTCATCAATTCAAACTTTACCATATATCAATTCCTCCTTACGCATATCCCAACAGGTTTCTTGTCTTTTTAAGCTGATCTTCGCCGTCGGCAATATATATGTAATTCAGCTTGTCTATCTCCACAAATACCTTGTCGTCGTTGTATATCTTGATATACGTCAGCTCTATCTGTGTACTGCCCTCACTGCCTGTGCCCTGGTCTATAGTTCCCGAGCTGAAGCCCTTGAACTGACCGCGCATAACTATCTTTATGCCGCTTTCGTCAATATCTCCGTCGGCCTCGTTATACTCCTGGCGCACAACATAACAGGTGTACTTCTGTACGCCGCCCTTTATGCTTTTAACGCTGTCGTCACAAAGGTTCTGCCAGTTCAGCGTTGCGACCATGCTCTGATACTGTCCTTTTGCGGGGCTGTCTATCTCGCCCGCAATGCCCGCACCCTTCAACGCACCCGTCACAAGGTTAAAATCGGGCAGCTCTATTGTAGCAATACCCTTTAACGCATTGTCGTCCTCGTTATAAACTCTGAAAGCCAAATTTTTATCCGGTATCATTTCTTACCCTCCTGTCATCCGAAAAGTGTCGCCACATAACTTGTATCATATTCAAGCACAAACTCGATATCTCTTATCGGCGAAGGCGGTGTGATATAAAGTCTGAACACGACCTTTCCGTCCATCAGATCGGCTGTGCTGTTGTCTTCCTGTCTGAATTCCAATCTGCCGCCGAGTATATGCTCTCTCGATGCAAGACCGTTAAGCCATACATTGGTATCGTTCACCATGCTTTCTATCCTGCGCTGCACCAACTTGCCGTCAAGTTTTGCCCAGTTGTTTACAATAAGCGTATTCGCAGCATAGCAGAACATTCTCTTTATCGGTATAAAGGCATCCTTTACATCTGCTGTCGCAGGATAAGCTCCCGTTCTGTTGCCCCATACCGTCCAACCGTTGGGACCGTTTATGGCAGTAACTATACCCTGTCCGTTTATCGCTGCCGCCTGATCGTAATTAAGCGTTATCTCCGTGCCGTCGCTGTAAATTATACCCGTCGCATATATAGTCTTGTTTGACGGACTTTCGGACGGTACGCCGTCATTTTCATAGTCGGCACGCGCCGCAGCACAGCCAAACTGGGCGGAATAAAAATACTTCTTGCCGCCGTATACAAGTCTCGGCCAGCAATTTATCATTCTTGCGCCCGTATAGCCGTTTGTCGTCTTATACGCTGCTATTTCGCTGTAAGCTATCTTTGCACCGTTATTTTCCGTAGGCAGGTCGTTCACAACTACCGCTCTGAAAAGTCCGCTTATCAGCTCCGTTACGGTCTCAAGCGCAGCGGCAACAGCGGGTGTCCTTGTAAAGCCCGGTGCCGCGATAATGCCGGGCACAACTCTGTATTTCGGGTACACATCATGCACCGCATACATACCCGTTTTTGTGCCGTCTGCGGTCTCTCCGCCAATAACATTGTTATCCGTAACGGCGGCGGGCTTTAAAACATTAAAGGTAAAAACAATGGTCTCTTTTGCCTTTGCCGTGGCCGATACAAGCGTCACAACAGCCTCGCCGTCATCATTGTAAGCGACCGCAAAATCGGTACCCTTTACAAGATCCTGATTGGCTGTCACGCTCTCCGCAAGCACAAAACCCGTCAGTTTATACTCCGCCGTGCCCTCGACAACTGTGACCGTCTGGGTCTTTTCTTCCTTGTGTGTCGCAGGGTCAAGCACATTTATCAGTATTACAGGCTTTACGCCGTATAACTCAAATGCCGCTTTTATTACCTGCGGTGCGGTAAAGTTATCCCATATATCGTCGCTCTCGCCGTAACCGAAAGCCGCTTCCGCCTCTGCCTTGGTGTAGCAGAGCACGGGTGTATTCACCTTTGCTTCACTTGCCAGATGTACGGGCGCGGTCACTATAAAAACGGGCGGTGTGTCCACCTCTACCGCAGGTGTAAGACTTGTTTCGGCTTCTGTCACATAAATTCCGTGTTTGTAAGGCATATTATCTTCCTCCTGTCTTTTTTATCAGTTCACGCACCGTTGTGTTAAGGTACGTTCCTTTTGCTGCTATTTTTCTTTTGCTCTCTATAAGATTTTCAAGGCCAACAAAAAGGTCTTTTGCTTCGGGATATTTGCTTATAAACTCCTTTGCATAAGCGGGAAGTCCGCCGCTGTATGCCTTGCCGTGTATTATCCCCGTTCCCGCTATCGTGGGACCGAGATATATCAAAGTTTCGGCTTCTTTGAAATCCTCTGTTGTTTCCTCTGCCGTTTCCTGTTCCGTGACCGCAGTTTCTTCAACAACAGTCTCGACCGCCTCGGCATCGTTTTTTCTTTTTGCCATTTTCTCACTCCTCACCGAAAATTTTATTGAAGCTCCTATTCGGACATATTTCGGGCATACTTACATTCAGCAATATATACCCATGCCAATACGGTACGGGCTGCTCCTCTATGATATTCATTTCAAAATCTTCATACTCCGCCGATACCTTTTTGCCTATGACCATGCGCTCAAATATCTCAAGCCTTGTGCGCTCCATCATATCCCACAAGTCCGTATGCCCGCCGCCGTCCTGTCTCGGCGTGAGTTCTTCGTCCGCGGTATATTCGCCGTTTTCTCCCGCTGCCGCTTCCAGTCCGTCACACCATACACCGAATATTATCTTTACCCTCGCATATACCCTTTTTCGGGTCTGCTCCTTTGTTCCGTTAAACAGCTTTATACAGCGCACAGTTATAAAGGGATACAGCTTTTCTTCGGTATTTTCGGCATTGTCCGCCATTATATAGCCCTTGTACACATCGGGATGCACATAAGTATATGTTTCATCCCCCGTTTTCTTTTTTAAAAGTATCTTTGGCGCAACCTCCTCTTTAAGGAAGGCGCATAAAACATCCTCTGTCACATTTGCGTAGATATGTATCACCCTTTCAGCAGCAGCTCGACCTGTCTGTCAAATTCTTTTCCAAAGCGCTCCGCAGCCGTCTGTTCTATCGCATCCTTTACCGATTTGTTGTTCAGCATTTCCGTGCCCGACGGACCGAATAACTGATCTATCGGTCTTCTGCTCCTGCCTGCCCGTCTGAAAACGCCCGCATGAGACCCGACAATGGCATAAAAACCTCCCGTATATCCTCCGCCGCCCTTTTTAGGGCTTGCGAATACGGTAGGCGTTCCCTTTATGCCGGGTTTCGGGTTCTTCTTATAACTGAACTTCGTCAGCGCGATCGGTCGGTTCTTGCTCGTCATAGCGGCAGACATATTACTGTAGCTCGCCCTTGTTACAACTATAGAACTTGCGGCATCGCTTATCTTCTTTACGGTATATTCACGTTTGATGCCCTTTTTCGCTTCCGTTTTCATGCCTCTTACGGCATAATTCAAGGCTCTTGTCGTAGCTTTTACACCGCCGTTTTTTACCTTTTCAAGCCTTTTCAGCTGCTTTTCAAGCTGTTTGGTATCTATCTGTATGTCAACATCCATAGTATCACCTGCCGCCGTTCGCTCTTATCGTTATCTCATAGACCCCGATGTTTTCCGCAACATTGACCACCGTATAAACTGTGCCGTCCACCCTCAGATTATTGCCTATAACGGGCTTGAACCCAAGTTCTTCCGCCGATACAAACATTGTCTTTGTACCGAAAAATATATTTGCGATATTCCCGTATTCATCCGTACCCGTGCCGCCTTTTACGGCACGATCCGTTGTCAGATCGTCATCCAGTACCGCACTTATCTTTTTTCCGTTTATCGTGTGTATATCCGCAAACTCGTCAAGGTTTATGAAAACATTTTTTATGTCCGCATTTAACGCTTCTTTAAATGTCATTTTTTACTTCCTCTGCCCGCAGGCTTCGTACTCTCTTTGCCGACCCATTCGGCAGAGCCGCATTTCTCCCAGGCCTTTACCATTTTGGGGTCATCTGCGGGCAGCATTTCGCCCGCAAGATAATATTTCCCCCTGTAAAGCACGTCACGCTTTGCCACAAGTTTTATCATAAACTCACCGCCTTAGCCGTTAAGTTTAACAGCAACGACCGTGTCTGCCGTTGCCGCTGCCGATACTGCATAGCCTATAACATCGCCGTTGCCTGCGCCGCTTGATGCAGAAGCGTCATAAGCCGCAATAACGCCGTTCGTACTGTCCCATACAACGGCCGCGCCGACACTTATACCGCCGTCCGATGCGGCTTTCGGCAATTTGAACACACCCGTAACGTGTACTGTTCCCGTACCTCCTGCGGGTATATCATCACCCGCAATACCGATATGCGTTCCGATCACTACAACATCGCCGTTTTCTATCTTATTCTGTGTGGAGTTCACAAAATCAAGGCTTTCGCCTCTCTGCCAATAAATACCTTTTGCCATTTCTTATACCTCCGTTTCTTTTACGATAACGCTACACCGGGGTTCTTTACCGCGCCGCGGAAATCCTGTACGCTGATACCCCAATCCAGATAAATATCCCATACAAAACCAAGTGTGCCGGGGCTTTCCATTCTTCGGATATTCGGCACTTCCTGACCATTGAGATAATCCACCTGTATAAAACTTGTATCATTCTTGTCGCCCACAACAAACCACGGCATTGCATTGCTCTCTCCGACAAGATTGTTTATAGTCGGGTCTTCCACTATCTCTATGCTGTTGCGGTATACCCAAAGCGGATTGGCGGCCTGTGTATTGCCGCTTGTGTTGATAGTCGGGCTTTGGAATATGCTGTACAGCTTGAACGCATAGCCTACGGGCACAATAATATAGGCGGGTCTTATAATGATGGCTTCTCCGAACTGATCCGTCTGCTTCTGAAGCTTCATAAATATTGCCTGTATGCTCTCTTCCGTAATGCCCGTACCCGCTGCCATAACATTATTATGTGCATCGTTAAAAAGTGCAACGCCGTCATAAATAACGGGGTTTCCCGTAAGGATGGTGTACACCTGTTTGTTGATGGTTTTTCTTGCAGCAGCAGCATAACGCGCAGGCAGGCTTGTTACAAGAGATATATCGTCATTGATAAACGCCTGTCTTGTAAGTGTGAACTGTCTGCCGTAGGTGTGCAGCTTTCTTGTCGGAAGCTTCTCGTCACTTAAAGTGCTGTGCTTCAGTTCGCCGCCCTCGGGTACTTCAAGAAATTCGGGCGCGGGCCCTGCAAGATAATTGTTGTCATGTGTCTTGAAGTCCTTCAAGCTGCCCTTCGTTGTCCATATATCAAAGGTAACGCCGACTTTTTTATGACCTTCGACATAGCTTTTTTCGATCGCCGTATCGAGCATGGACGGAAATGCCGCCGTAGGATTGTAGAACTGTCTTTGTAAGCTGTTGAAAAGCTCATCGCCCGACATTCTTGTATAGCCCTGCGTGCTGTGACCGTCTATATTTTCGGCTTCTATCGCAAGGTCGCGAAGGCTCATATGCCTTAATTCATTTGCGCCCTCGGCAGGCTTTTCCACTTCCATGCCGCTTCTCATTCTTAAAGCATCAGCAGCGGCTTTGACAAACTTGTCGTGTGCATCTTCCGTGACAGTCGCCTTTACTCCCACAGGCTTGCTTTCGCTTTTAAGCTGCTTTAAAACTGCGCTGTTGACATCCGCGATACTTGCACCGCTTTCTATAAAGCCCTGCTCTTTCTCTGCGGAAATACCGAAACTCCTGCAAAGGTCTGTTATTTCCTTTACTCTGCTTCTTTCGGCTTTGAGCGCATCTTCCACACTTCTTTCATCAGCATCGTCATCATCGTCGCCGCAGTTGTCTATCATCTTCTGCAGCATATCAAACTGCGACTGTTCCTCTGCGGTCAGTTCTCTTTTTTCGGCTTCGGCTCTCGCTACAAGAGCCCTCTGCTCTTCAATAAGTCTCACTTTGAATTTCATTTCTTCATACTCCTCTCGTTTAAACTTTTTTTGCGTAAACTTTTAATGTTTTCATTTACTTTATTTTTAAAATAGCCTATCGGTCTATTATAAAAATCATCTTCCGCGCTGCTCCTGCCCACGCCCACAGTTGCATCGGCAGGCACGCTTACAATGCTTATCTCAAACGCGCGCCACTTCCTCGCTATAAAACAAGGTCCTTCAAAACGCCCGCATGAGCTTTTTTTGTTTTTTCTTACCTCTTCCCACACATCGACAATATAACCGACACTCACGCCTTTAAGCGTGCCGTTTTTTACCTTTTGGTATATCGTCTCGGCAAATTCGTCATCGTCGAACTCAACAACAGCCTCGCCTCTGTTCCCTTCGGTCTTTGCCGAAAGTATTTTGCCGAGCACCTTGTCGTAATTGTGGTTGAAGAGCAGTACACCTATTTCGTTTAACCTCGAAAAATCGGCAGCTCCCTCGCTGTGATCGAGTATCTCTGTCCCGAAAAACCTTTCATAAGGATCTTCGCTTGAAAAACTCAAAGCAAATCTTCTTTCTTCGCCCTCTACCTTACGTATTCCGTTTATCGGCAGCTGACGCGTCATCCTTTGCGAATTCGGCCTTGCCTTCGTATAATATGCCATCTAAATTCACCCCCTTTTCTTCTGCGTAAGCAAGCGTTTCCGCTATATCATCTATAACGTCCTTCCAGTCCTTTCCCTGTTCGGCCGCCACTTCCTTAAATCCTTTCTGTCCCGTCTGTATGGCTATTCTGTTTGCATTCGCTTCCTTTAGCGGATCTATCCACTTTTTCGGCGTTCTTACCCATACATGGGAAAGATAGGTCTCTTTGTTTTCCCAGAAGTCGGATATATCAACAGCGCCCGCAAGCACACAGGCAATTACAAAACTTTCATATATCTCGTCAAGCAGTTCTTCAAGCAATTCTATTTCTTCTGCATAGGTATACTCATCCTCGATTATAGCCTGTCTTGCGGATGAATAATTTGTTTCGCTCATATCCCTGCTTGATGCCTCGTAGCTTATACCGACACCCGCGCCCGTAAGCCTTTCCTGCAATTTTATATAGCTTGCCGCATCCGTGCCCTGTCCCGTAGGATTGACAACTTGTATCTCGTCGCCCGCATTAAGTTCTTTTATCATGCCCGGCGTAAGTGTTTTGCCCTGGTAGCTGTGTTCCCTCTCGGGTGTTCCTACCTGCGTTCGTCCGTAACCTCCCGCAGGCGGCATGATGCGTTTTATAAACACCGACAAGCAGGCAATAACTCTTTCTTTCACACTTACCGCTTCCATAAACTCGTTCATGTCGCGTATCCTGCCTATGGACGGGCTCATATCACTTATTTCCCTTATCTGACTGGGTCTCTTTTTTCCAAAATAAAAAAACACATACTTTGCATCTATAAATACACTCTGCATAGCTGTGTTTCCGTCAATATCGTACTGCCTTATATGGTAGCCCTCGGGGCGGTTAAATCTGTCGTATTCTATACCGCCTACGACCTTGTTGCCCTCTCTGTGCGGCTGCACCTGCGAAACATCCAGCTCGTCCACCTCAAACAGCTGAAGCTGCAAAGGCAGGAAAGCCCTGTCTGTATATCTCTTGCATATAAGTATGCCGCCGTCAACCTTTTTTCGTACAACACACATACGTATTATGCCGTCAAAATTCTGTGTGCCCGTGACATCGCAGTTCTGCCGCTTGCTCCATCGCGCCCACAGCTTTTCAAGACGGGTGTTCAGTTCTTCGTCACCCGTCTTGGCTTGTACCGTGTAGCCGCCGCCGATAACATTTCGCTTAAAAGCGCCTATGACCGCATTAAACATATCGCTGTTGCGTTCCAGGTCTCTTGCTCTGGCTCTTACCGTGTCGCGGTCATATTTATCCGTAAGTTCGGCGCTCTGATTGAAAGCGTACCAGTTGGCGTTGCTTCTTTCGTAATTTCCCGCATCATAGCTGTAACCCGCCGCCCTCCAAGCTTTACGCTTCGTTCCCTCTTCGGGGTCAAAAAAGTCGATAAGGCGGTCAAGCCAATTCCACTTCATCTCGTCCATTCCCATCACCGTCCTTTAAACACGGCAACATAAGTATTGTCCAAAAGGTCGGCCGCTCCCTCATCGACCTGTGCCTGCAATTCCTTTTGCATCTGATAAAGCAAAGCAAGGTCTGCGCGGGTCAATTCCCTTGTGCCTATTTTATACTTTTGGCCGCCGCCCAGTATCGCGCTTATTGCGGCATTTACTTCGGCAAGCCTCTGTGTCGGTGTGTAGTCCATTTCAGATCCACTCCTTTTCATTCCTTATCCATTCGCTGTCTGTATTTTCACTTTGCGGTGCATTACTCTCCCGCACTTCCTCATTTTGCAGATGCAGCGTTCTTACTCCAAGAATATCGGCGGCACAGGCGGCATATACTTCGCAATCGAGATAGTGGTTATCCGCATGGCTCGTTTTCTTGACCCATTCCTCGCGCTTTTTGCTTGCGCTGCTCTTTACCAGAACTTTATGCTCGCTTGTCACCTGTTCCGCATACTCGCGGTCACAGCCCTTATATACCATCCAACTGCCGCGGCCGTTTTCCTTTCGCATTCTTCCTGCGATCATATCCTTGTATTTGCCCGTATCCACAATAATAAGGTTCATGCCGTAAGCCTGACTTGCAGCTTTGTTGACCTTGCTTATTTTGTAATGGCTGAGCATCGGATTACTCGAACCCTTGCACGGCAAAGCCCATTCCGAAGCCCCCGCACAAAAATCATATACTTCGTCCGCATTGTTGCCGCTGTCTATAAGGGCAAGCTGCACCATGACCTTGTCTCCGTCCTCATACATATAGTTGAGGTTCATTATATTCTCTATATCCGTAAAACTGAAAGCCTGGCCGTGTGCTATATTCTGGCTTGTAATATAGTCGCCCCACGCCCTGACAGTCCAGTACAGACAGTTTTCCTGCACATCCACGCCTGCGGTAAGCAGCTTCGTCCATGACGGCACAATAAGTTCTTCATATTCCGTCTGTCTTTCAAGCACCAATTCCGCACTTGTCTTAAGTTTCGTATCTTCCCACGGCTCCGCAAGCCAACTGTTCACAAAGTTCTGAAGCCGTTCGGGATCGTCTTTCGAAAACAAAAACTCCTTTACCGCATCCGCAAACCTTACAAAAGGCGAATACAGCGTATTTATCCAGTAAACCACCTTATTGGCAAAGCGCGTATTCTGCTTTACAATCCGCCAATGCCCGTTTACAAGCATTTTTACCTTGTCGGCATCGTTTATAAAGCAGCCGCACTCATTGCACACATATACGGCGCATTCCGCTCTGTCGGCATAACTCATGCCGTTATCGGACGGAAAATGCACCTGTGCCCACTTAAATTCTATATACTCACCGCAATGCGGACAGGGTACAAAGAAATGCTTTTCTATATCGGCGCTTTCCTTTGCCCTCCATATATGCCCCGTTTTCAATGTCGGTGTACTTGTCATAAATATCTTTTTATTGTGAAAGGTCTTTGTACGTTCGCGCGCAAGACTTATCGGGTCGGCCTCGCGTCCGGATGCACCGGGGTACTTGTCCACCTCGTCCAAAAACAAATATCTTATCGCCTTGCTTGCCAATTTGCTCGGGCTGTTGCTGCCCTCAAGACTTAAATACATTCCGTCAAACTGCAATTCAAGCCTTTCGCTTTTTTGCTTGTTGTATCTTTGGGCAAGCTGCGGGCTTGCGTACAACATAGGCTCTATCCTGTTTTCCGATACGCTTTTCGCGAGCTGATCAGTTGGATAGACCACCATCGTAGGCGAAGGATCCTGTGCTATAACATATCCTATCATATTCTGCATAGCTTCCGTGCCGCCAACCTGCGAAGGCTTTACAAATATTATTTCTTCTGTCTCATAGTTGTTGAATTCGTCCATTATCTCGCGCAGATAAGGGGTCTTTTCATTTCTCCATAAACCGGGAACGGCACTTGTCTTGGCATCCAGTATCCGGTATCTCTCCGCCCACTGTGACACCGTCAGATTTTCGGGCGGTTTAAGATATTCAAGGGCTTTCTTCTGGTAAGCGGTAACATTGTACTTCTTTATCGCCATTTTCTTCACTCTCGCCATGCCCTCACCCCCGTTTCAAAAATACGCACACGTGCGTTTGCTTGTCACACTCGTGCGTTTATGTGTGTTTCATTAACCAAAATCAAGCTGCAGCCCGTTGTTTTAGCAACATTCAATCAAATCGCATTAACCTTTCAGCTCCGCAGCCGCTCGCCCGCTTTGACCACATCAACACTCGCCCGCTTTGACCACATCAACACTCGCCCGCTTTGACCACATCGACACCCGCCCGCTTTGACCACATCGACACCCGCCCGCTTTCCCATATACTCTCCGCTTCACTTCGTTTCGGTTAGTTACTACTAATTTTTGTTTTCTTTTTCCACTCCTGCACACACAAAACCGTTAAGCGTATTTTTAATATCTTCCGAAAGTTCTTTTTCGATCGCCCTCAGCTCTATAGGGTCGCAATATCCCTGTATCCTGCCGGAAATGCGTGCAGGCAAGGCCAGCAAAAATTTTTTCAGCACCACAAAAAAGCGCGAATAATCCATCTGTACGGTCTCTACCTCTATGTACCTGCCCTCGGCTATGTCTCTTTTTATGGTATGCAGTTCCGTCTGCATCTCTTTAAGCGCGATCTCTGCTTTCAGTTTTCTTTCAAGCAGTCCCCGCATATCCTCGGGCATATCATTTTTCTTCCTGCTCTTCTCGCTCAGATGTCCGATATATCTCTGTAATGTTTCCGCAAGCTCATACCTGCGCACTTTTCTTCCTTTTTCCTTGACTTCGACACTCGCAATAATGCCGTCCTGGGTCAGCTGCTGCACTCTGCGGACACTCACTCCAAATAACTTAGCTATCACTTCTACTCTGCAATATTCATCCCCGCAAAGTTTCCCGCTCTCGTCTATCCGTAAACTCACAGCCTCACCCCCTCGCCTATAATGTTCCGTATTACGTAACGAAATCCCCGATTTATTTTTTATCCCACAGAATTAAAAACCGCGGTCATCCGCACCA